TGGCTCGGTCGGTCAGTCTATGCGCTCTGCGCAGCGATACCGAACGTAGCTATCAAACTAGGAGAAGCCGCAATAAAGCGGTTAATCTCGAAGTGATAGCCCGCGAAGCCCGCATTTTACTCAACAGAGTATTTTGTGGACTTGACCTAACAGACATTACTCCTCGTCACGGACCCGGAGCCGTTGCTACAAAGCAACGACTCTGGGAGAAGTTTCGATGGACTAATGTAGCTAGTCAGATCACCGAGAAGTTTCCTCTAGATGCTTTCTTTTACGCATCTTTAGGTCACTTCTGCGATGATGTACGTAATCTGGACAAGATTACGCAACACTCCTTACCAGCTCGAGTTGTACTCGTGCCTAAGGATTCCCGCGGTCCTCGTCTTATATCTTGTGAACCCGTTGATTTTCAATGGATCCAGCAAGGTGTTATGACGAAGATAGTCAGACATGTCGAAGCGCTTCCTCTTACGAGGTTCAACGTCTTCTTCACAGATCAAGCACCCAACCAAAGAGGTGCCCTTCTAGGGTCCTCTTCGGGCAAGTACGCGACACTAGACCTCAATGAGGCCAGTGATCGTGTGTCCCTTGATCTAGTTCGCCTACTGTTTCCGTCTCACGTCTGTGAGATACTGGAGGCATGTAGGACTTCATCAACTATGCTGCCTGACGGCAAGATTCAAAACCTACACAAGTTCGCTCCCATGGGGTCAGCATTATGCTTCCCCGTGTTAGCGCTTACTGTGTGGGCTATCTTGTCAGCAGCGGTGTATGACGCAGATACTCGCGAGAGTATCCTAGTGTACGGTGATGATGTGGTTGTCCCGGCAAAGTATGCCGAGAATGCAATCGAACGGCTCGAAGCGTTTGGCCTAAAGGTCAATCGCGATAAGAGCTGCACCAGTGGACTCTTTCGAGAGTCATGTGGCATGGACGCGTTTAAAGGCGTTCCAGTCACTCCTGTGCGCTTGCGCACAGTCTGGTCATCAACACCCAGTCCGGAAGTCTACACGTCATGGATTAGCTATGCTAATTCCATGTACGAGAAGAAGTACTTCACACTCTACGACTTGATCGTAGGAGCACTGCATTCCGTTTACGGAGCAGTCCCGAGCAAAGAGATGCATCTTGCAGCTCCAAGCTTGTATGAAGTGCCCGAATACATGGTGCCTAAACGCCACAGAGTGAACCGTAACTTGCAAAAGTTACAGTATCAAGTCTGGGACGTAAAGGCCCCTACCGTTAATAAGGAAATCGAAGGATGGTCGATGTTGCTTAGATTCTTCACAGAATCTGGCGCGTCGCCATCAATAGAGTCTCCTAAAGATAGG